TAACACAAATTACAATGTGGTGTGCAATCTCAAAGATAGGCAGGATGAAATGGGTAGAACTACCTTCCGTGTTTCAGTTCCTTATATTAGTAATACTGATTGGCGAGAGACATATCGACGGACTACAAACTCTACCAACCCTGGACCGGATGCAACGACACTGGACACGAAAACTGGTTGCTTGGCCATTTACTCTCTTGTTGATTTGTCCAATCCTCCCACCGTTTCGCCATCTGTAACATTTTACGTGGCGCACAGTGGTGGAGAAGATTATCAAATCGCAAGACCAGTTATGAACTTAGCTCCAGGTTTCCAGACTCGTTATGCCCAGTCTGATGTTGGAACAGTGTTTGTTCCTGAAGACGAAAACCTTCTTGTGCCTTCTCATACCTCTAGAGATGTTACGGCTCAGACCACTGGTGAATACTTCCAGTCACTGCGTGCGTTCATGAAGCGATATGGTTGGTTTGCTAATATTAGCCAGACTATCAATCATGTCGGTCTTCGGACGCGGCACATGACAGAAGATCCCACCAGTGGAGTGAGAACTATGTCTCGTGAAAACTTTTCAGACAGAGTTATACCTACACCTTGGTACATGTCATCCTTTCTTTACCGTTTCTATAACGGATCTTCTCAGCTTAAAATCATTCCCTTCACTGCTGGTTTAGTTGCTGATTCGTATGTGTCTTTCGATGAGAGTACTGTTAGCCAGACATTTGTCCCGGAACAGGAATCTTATGGGCAGCCACTGTTTCAGCAAAATCAACAGGTTTCGAACGCATTCGAGATTAGAACGCCATACTATCGAGGTATTCGTTGCGACGTAGTTGACTCTACACAGACCCCAATCCTGGGTGATGTTAGAACCAACGTACGTTGCAGGAATCTCGCCGCTTATGGTGGAACTTCTCAGTCTTCGTCTATGTTTGAAGCTGCTGGTGATGATTTTAACTTCTTCTTCATGGTTGGTCCTCCTCCTATGTCAGACATTAAGAATCTTACAACAGTTTCTACTTTCCCAACTGGCAATGATGTGTCAGTTGATCTTTCTACAGCTACTAGTATTGATGCTAGTACTGAGCCTTTCAATCCCTCCACAAATGTTCGTGGTGTGACGTTCAGTCCAGGTCTTCCTGCGACGGGAACGGGATTCTATGGTAACATTACCAGTTCCACGGAACCATCTATTCCATTAGCACTTACAGCTGGTGGAACTGCAGCAGTTCCGGTCACATCTTGCTTGATTGCCAACAGAACAGGTGTTGGGCCTTCTATATACATACCATTCGATGACGCATTGGTAGATGATGCAGCTACTCTTATTCTGTGGAATTCTATCGATCCTTTTCTCATTGAAACCGATTATCCTTTAACATAATCACCCTACTTCTCCCAAACCCGAAGCATGCTACAACATGTGGACAGGTACACGGTAGAGAGTGGTCACCGTACCAAACAAACAGTACGGTCCCTATTTTGATTCCGATCAAATGAACACCTCCTACCGGGGGGTGAGTAGTTTTATCAGAACATCAACTTAGGGTTCAGCTCTTTATTATAATTGGCAGAATTTTATATTGGTTTGTCTCGATAAATGACGAGAGCGTAACAACTAG